CCAATCTCAGTAACTCGCTTTAATCCAATCGTGTGTGCCTGAGTCTCTTGCGAGTAATCCAGCACGACTTTGGCTATTTGCGACACTTCGAGCATTGCCACATTACCTTTTCGCCCAGCATCATTACATCGCGACCACCGAGTGATTCACACATCTCTTGGCAGACATCGCAGAAAACTAGGGGAGTGGTTGTCTTTGAACCGTCATCGTGGATTGTGGTAGCAAAACCATTAGCTATAAATGTAATCTCACCCATGTCGTACCATGATTACTAATGCAATGAGCAATATCAGTTCAACTATGACTAAAAGTTTTACGAACTGATTTTTTGTCATAGCCATACCGGCTTGCATTGGTCGGAGCGATCCGTAGATTTACACGTATAACCTGTGTATGGATTACCAGTCTTTTGAGATTTTCCGGACTTGAAAAGCATTTCACCGTGACGGCAGTGTGGTGGCTGTGGGGTAGGGGCTGGGTGCGGTGGCTCATCTAAAACTCTTTCTTGTACCAGTGTGAGTACATTGCCTACGTGTTGGGTACCAGTCTCAGTCTCGGTTTGTTTAACCGTAAGAGTGGCCCAAAGATCGTCACTGGGAATGACAGTTTTTGAAGTCTCAACCTTTTCCATATCCTGACGAGTTGGTCGAGTATCACTGGGAATTAAGGCAGCTATGCACCTTCCATAGGCGCTGGTCTCGCAATCCTCAATAAACCAGCGAGCCATGTGAGGTTGTAAAGTTTTGACATTGCCATATGCATAACCAGTAGCACTAGGTACGTGATCTTCGTACTCCCGGTAAATCTCAGCTTTGAATAGAACCCAACCAGCTGCTAAATCCATATCTTCAATGGTTGCAATCATGCGAGCTGACGGGTACTCGCGACGAAAACGGGCAATCCTGCTATTGACATCTTCATAGTTATCTAAAAAACTCATTGGCTGACCGACTTAGAACCGCGGCGATAACCGACCTGAGTGCCTTGCTTGTAACCGTCTTTGTGGCCTACTGCATAACCTGCAAGTAGGGCTAGCACCCCAAAAAATAAAATCCACGCAATTACTGGTATTTCAATCATCCTATTCAGCCCCTTGATGTTAAGGTCAGGAATAAGGGCTGAAAGAAAACTTAATAAGGTTATGTAAAGCTGGTGTAGGTGTTTTAAGCCTATTTTAACTTTACATAATGTAACGTCTCGGATTATCACAAAACGAGCCGCTCTTATTTAGTTATTCGTTAGATGCCCTTAGCCTAACGGTGTGTGGTACGCCACAAGGGTATAGCAAAGCCCGGACATTATGGAAGTACCGACACGCCGGGGTTTTAACGAAAGGTTTAGCCATGTCAGCCCCACGTATGCAACCTAGTGGCCGTATCGACGTTACGAGTCATAATAAAATGGAAGGACGCCTTAGCTGTTACGGATTTGGCGAAGATGAACGAGCTATCAACCCCGGTGACTTACTTATCGTCGGTATGCAGTGGCTTCGAGAAAACTCAAAGCTAGTAGAGACTGAGTTTGTACTCTCACTGCGAGGTCGAGATATGGCTTACTTTGTAGAACACGCTAAACACGCCCTAGAGCTATGGGCTGATAATAAACATTGGTTAACGGCTTCGATGAATCAGCCCGGCTTAGATACGCGGCCAATAACGCAACAGCGCAGTGAGTCTCAACAATCTGCAATCAAGAGTTTTTACGGACGCTCCACCAGCATTTGATAAATCTTATCGACCTGTGCCTCTATGCGATCAACCCGACCACGTAGGTTATGGCCACCGTTGTTGTCCGGCTTAAGTTCGTGCAGGTAATACTTAACAAGGTGGCGAACAAGCCCAGCCGCAAAAGCAGACAGCGATGCTATCCCCAATAGCACTGCAACAAACGACTGGGCTTGAGTCATTTACTTTGAGCCTAAGCCGTAATCTTTAGAGCTTGTATCGACGCCTTTAAGTACAGGTGCGATAAGAGCTGCGATAAACGAGTTAGCTAAAACCTTTGGATCAGTTATGCCGGACAAATACAACGCTCCGGCGCAAGAGATTGCGGCGCGTATGTATGAAAGTCCAGCGGCTTTGAGTTTTGGATTCATGGTGTCTCCTTAGTAGGTGCAGTAGGTGCTTTGTAGACAGGTCGCCCATACCCGACCACAAAGGATTTGGCTCCGAGGTCACGTGTCTTGAGCATGACCTGACCGCCATTGGCTTGTGAGCCGCTCGGTGAGGTGTTGCCTTCGCAGGTGACGATGGATTTGTCTTGATTGACACGGATGACCAGCCCTACATGTTGAATCACCGTTTTGCCATCGTTGACAAAATCAAAAAATACAAAATCACCAATGGCCGGGGTTATAAACCAGTGGTTTGTTGACTTGAAATGGTTAGCCCCATCGATGGTCGATACGCAGTCCGGCACGTTGACTCCGGCTTCATGGGCACACCACATCAAATACGATCCACACCACGGCAAGAAGTTGCGCTTAGTAAAAGCCCCGTACTTTGTCTCGTTATCTTTGGGGCCTTCAACCGTGCCGATTTCAGCTAGGGCAACCTCAATCATCCTAGCTAATGTGCCTTGTGCGTACTTAGACATTATGCGAGCAGTAATTTTGCTTCATCGGCAGTTATGCCTAGTTTCGCTAGAAGGGCTGCCTTGTCGGTAGCGGCTTTAGCGGCTGCCATTTGCGCATCTTCTTTGACTTTTGTATCCGCTTCAACCCAATCAGCCCACTCGTTTATTTGTGCCTCATATTCGGCAGCCGTATATTCCACATAACCTTCTGTGTCGTTGCCCGATTTCATAACAGGATTTTTTTCTTTAAGGTCTGCGATTATTTCATCTCTAGTCATTATTTTGCCAATCCATATACGCTAACTGTGCCACTGACATTTCCAGAGGCAGATAAAAATTGAATACCTGTATAAGTTTGCCAGTTTGTATTTATTTGACCACCAGTTAATTGAAGGTAATTTCCCTGACTGTTCCAAATACCTGAAAACATAGGCTGGATTGCACTTGTGCCGACATCTGTAAATAACATTTCTAAAACACCGCTACCCGTTTGATTATCATAACCAGCGCCGAAAGAAGTGGCTCCTGAACTTAAAGTCGTTTGGTCTGTGCCGTTTGAATTGATTCCTTTTGCTGAACCATAATAGTTAGTGCTCTGAGTGCTGCTGCCATAGCGTAATTTTATTAGTAAAGTGTTACCCGAAGTATTCCACCTAGATAAAATTATTTTGTAACTTGTGTATGTGCTCGAAAAAATGTTGTCAATGTTGGCTGTTGTTGCTCCACTAAAAGATGTAGTGCTAATCAGAGTTAATCCGCTAGCGGTAGTAGCAGGTGTTGCCCATTTAACACCCGTTGCCGCAGTTGAATCAGCGGTTAAAACTTGATTGTTTGTACCGACGGCTAAATTGCTGACAGTTCCAGACGCAGTTGCGGCAATTAAATCGCCTTTAGCCGTGACGATGTTGCCAACAACCGCCGCCGGTGTTGAGTATTTAAGACCAGTGGTTTGAGCTGAATCAGCTTGTAAAACAGTGTTATTGGCTCCAACGGTCAGAGCTGCGGCAGTAGTTGTGCCAGTGCCAGCAACTAAATCACCTTTCGCAGTTGTGCCGAGTGAAAGGGTAACGTCGCCGGTTGTACCGCCGCCCGTTAATCCTTTACCAGCTGCAACGCCTGTAATGTCGCCGCCAGTAGATAGCGTCACCCATGCACTGCCGTTGTAATACTCAAGGCCGTTAGCCGGGATATATGTGACCATGCCTTCAACGATGACACCGGATAGGGCAGTGGTACGAGCAGAAGCGGTGGCGAAATACATGACAGACTGATTTTGCAAGTTAAATTGAACTTGCGCCGCCGTCAGCACGTCGCCCGTGTTGTATAGATGATAACCAGCGTTAGCGGTCATGTTTTCTCCTTAGTAAGTGAGTACGGACTGGTCGAGGATTCCGTACAAAGTTGAGTCCAAAATAAATGCATCGTCGATTGGTTCTGATGTTGTAAAAGTTGCCATAAACCTTTGAGGAGTTATTTCGTAGGCATTACCCATAACCTGCAAAGTTTTGACGATTGAGGTCGAGCCTTGAGTATCTGAGGTAATTTGAACGGTGCTGAAATAATCCAAAGACAATCCAGCCGTTACTCCAGTTGAGTAGTTAGGAGTAGATAGATCAAGGGTCAATGAGTCGATTCGGATAGTGGTGTCTTTACGAGTGACGGTGTAAAGCGTTGCCACGTTCAGAGCATCGGCATCGGTTTGACCTACAAGGTTAGGCATTGCGTAGGAGTGCTTGAAATAGAGCAGCTGAGATGCGGCATCGGAATAAGTCTGAGTCGTGCCACCGTTATTGGTCACGCTCGTTGAGTTAATCACCAGCTTGTCATCGTGTGCAAAAGTGACGTTGTAGTAACCGATACCGCCGCCGTTATTGGCAAAGACTGTGACCGGGGCAGCGCCGTTAGTCTTTTCTACATTGCTGCGAGACTTAAAGATTGCGTTGCCTTCACCGGTGATATAGAACGCGCCCTGCTCGGTTGCCTCTACGACCTTGAGAGCACCTAGTGCTGTGCGAGGAGTACCCGGGTCTGCCTGACAGAGTGAATCGCCTGTGTCTATTTGACGCAAGGTTGAAGGCCAGCCGATTGAATCAAGAATTGTGTTAATACGCGCACCGGTAGTTTGTCCATTGATTGCCAACGGAATCGATGCCACGGTAACAAGTTGAAAGAGTCTAAAAGCATCGGTGCAAAGGATGTCGACGTAGCCTACATTTTCATCTTTAGGGTATGAGTAGTTATAGCTAGAGGCATAACCTGAAAAGAGATAATGGGCGACGCCGTTGTAAAGCGTTGACACGCGCACTTTACGATTAGGTATGAGCTTGCCGTAGTAAGGGCTGGATGTGTTTTGAGGATTCCAATCACCGTTCGGATCATAGATTCTAAAGTTGCATGTAGTGGCCTCAAATTGGTCGGTCAGTAAGTTATAGCCGCCCTTGATTGAAATGCCTTGAACCTGTGATGAAATGTCAACGACGTTAGCAGCTGAATCAGCTAGGACGTTAGTGCCGAGGATGCCGTGTGCTGGGTCATCCAAAATAAAGGGATAGCCAAAAGTCGGCCCCGATGAAAAGTCAAAAGTAACAATGACGGAAAATGGATAACTCATACCGAGTACATCCCAAATGGATTGTTGCGGTTAACCGTTACTGGTGTGCCATTAGTAGATGCATCCTGTGTAGTTGTAACCGTCGTGCTAGGCGGTGCGCTGATGTTAATAACAATAGGAGCTGCACCGGCGTTGCCGTATTTTTCTTTGTTGTATTCGGTGGTCGATGAAGCGCCAGTCGGGTTAAGGTCTACCTGACCCATTGCAGCTGCAACGATTGCTGAAAATCCACCACTTGCACCTGCGCCTTGACCGCCGGCTGGGATATTAGGCACAATCGGCACGGTAATAACAGGAAATGGAGTTCCCGGATCAATCGGATTAGCCGGCCCAAATGGTTTTCCATTTCCAGCACCACCACCGCCGCCACCACCGGACGAAGAACCGCCGCTACTTGTGGTGACAGTGTTAACGGTTATTGTGATTGTCTTATCTTTAATAGTTGCTAAGTAATCGTTGACTTTTTTTAACTGGTCGATGGCCGATTGTGCAGCTGTTGGCCAATCCTTAAATGGGTCTTTTGCCCCGGCTAAAGCCGTGATGTTGCCATTGACATCCATAACAAGGCCATTAGCAGTTAGTACCTTTTGAGCCAAAATGTTAGCCTCATCGGCGTTGCCGGTAATCAATGCGCGTTGTAATAACAAAACGTTATTTACTTGCTCAGTTTGACCACGTTGCAACGCAGCTTGAATTTCAATGTTTTGCATATCGGCAGTAGAACCAGCAAGAGATAACGACAAAGCTGCGCGGTCTTTAGCAAGAGAATCGGCTTTAGCTTTAGCAGTGGCTTGTGCGGCTTTTTGTCGTGCAATTTCAGTGGCAGTTAATTTAGTTTGAATTGGAATGGATTTTTGTAACGCTATCAAATCTGCAGTAGGGCCGACCTGACCATTGCCGCCACCGGTTGTACGCGATTTAGCACCAAGACTTTTAAGCGCACCAAGAGTTTGAGCGAGCAAACTATTACCGACTAAATTACCCAAAACACCTGCACCCGGTAATTTTTTAAGTTGATTGATAAGTACGCCAACACCACGAATAACATCGGCTGTGTCTAAGGCAAGAGATGCCATTGATTCTTGTAAATGATCCACCGATGTCGAACCAGCTAATAAAGTCAGTGCATCAACCAATCCGCTACCAATAGTTACTTTGGCCTCTGTTGCGCTGGCATTGATTCGAGCCAGTTTGCCCGCAAAAGTATCGGCTGCAATAGCTGCATCGCCGCTAAAAGTCGCAGCTAGTTGTGCCGTGATTTTCTTCATGTCGCCAGTTTTAAGCAGTGTTTTATCAAGCCCAGCACCTAAACGAGTAAGACTTGTTGTGTTACCTAAATAGGCTTTAGATAAAGCGATTTGAACTGTTTGAAGGTCTTTGCCGGTTCCAGCACTGACATCCATAGCCAGTTTAAGTGTATCTTGAGCTTTTGTTACATCGCCCGTGGCAATCAATAACCCTTGAAATGCCGGGATTAACTCCTCTTTGGTTTTGCCAGTAGCTAACGTTAGATGGTCAATAAAAGAATTGGCTGAAATGCTGGCATAACTCATGCCGAGGTTTTTAAGAGTGTTATTGAGAATCGCTACTTGTTGCTCGTTTTTGGCAAATGCTTCTACCGATGCCTTGCCAAATTGAACAATCTTTTCAACGGCAAAAGCCCCAGCTAGAGTTTTGCCTAATTTTTTAGCAGCTGATTCAAATGAGTTAAGGTGCTGTTGACCTTTGGCAAGGTTTTGTAATCCCTTGACTTCGGTAATGATGTCGACATTGACCTGTTGTTTTGTACTCATGCTGCACGACTTAACGTAGATTTAGCCCGGCGTCCAAATTGAACAATCGTGGCATCGACGGCTTTGACTACTTGACCAAATGCTCGGCCATGATCTTCTTCCCATGCCCGATACAGCACACGGCCGCGCATCATGCCTTTACCTTCCAACGGCTCTTTCATGGAAGCCATAAAGTGTGCGCCGGCTTGAGGATTATTGGATTTGTAAGCTCGTCGGGATTGACCATGCTTGCGCCCGGCAGTCTCATAAATAGCACCAGCTGCCGTAATGTTCGAAATACGGTAAAAGGTTACAAAGCCACGTGAGTTTTTCTTGGTTTTGCCAATAACTATTTTAATGCCTCTAGCTGCTATGGCTCTGTTGTATCGTGGAAAATGACCGACAGCTGCAAAAGCACTGGATTGCTTATTGATTTTGCGGCCTTTGGTTACAAGCATCCAATTAGATAGCCCGGCAATGCTGGATGGGAAATAGCCTTGTGCTTTTTTCTGCACCGGGGTTAAAAAGCTGCGAACCTCTTTGTTAAGGTTTTTAGCTAAGTCTGGCTCGAACTTACGCATAGCCGATAAAGTCTCAGCGAGACCTTTGATTTCGACTGGCATTTTCGGCATCCCTTGCTTCTTGCTGTATGACATCGATGATCGCGTTGAGCATCGGTGCTTCTAACTCATATAACTCTTTAGGCGCAATCCCTAACCTGACGGATAATTTTGCAATTAAATAGGTTAGGGAATTGCGCTCTATGAGTTTGGGGATAAGTCATCCAGCACTTCGACTCGCGTCAATGTGTCAACAAACTTTTCACCAAAAGGCACTACATCTTCTTCTTTACTTAAACACTTCCAAGCAAGCCAAAAGATGTCCGACTGTTTTTGCTGAGTAGAAAAGGCTAAAGAAAATCCGAGTTTTGCATATTGCTCAAACGCGTATTCAATCGACGGAGTAATCTGGTGTTCAGATACGTCTCCGTTAGCCCTTGTGATTTTTAATCTTGCCATTTCTTAGCCCCTTTGTTAGTTAATTACCATGTACCAGAAGTGGCCACGGTGATAGCACCTGAGACAGTGAAAGTAAGGCTTTGTACTGCTACATCGCCAACCTTGCCTGCTACTGGTGTTAATTTATTGACTAGCACTAAACCGCTATACAGTGGATTAGTAGCTGATGGTGTACCTGTTGTAGGTGTTCCCGGTACGGTTGTCTGCAAAATCTTAAATTTAGCGTTAGTACCGACAAGAGTGTTGAGTGTTGTCATTACCTGTGCTGTTGCATCATCGTTAAGGAAATCCACTGAAATAGATGAAGATTCTAGGCCGGCAATAAATGCGTGACCTGACGCGCCCATAGCTGTTACGTCAAGCTCGTCAAATTGACGGTTGATTGTTAATGAAGTGACGTGGTCTGTGAGATCAACATAGGTACTGCCATCTGTTGAAATCTTAAACCCGGCATTATTTTGGTAAAAAATTGCCATGATTATTTGTCCTCGGCTTTCGTTGCTTCCGGTGTTGGTGTTGGGTTAGATGCAGCCGAGGCTTCATCCTTTTTAATCTGGCCAATCTTGACCAGAAAGTCAGTCTCTTCTTGTGTGTATATGCTCATAGTTAGCTCCAGCTGCTTAGGATTGAAATTGACATCTCAGCCATTAACATCTGCCCGGTGTCGTTAGGCGAGACTGTTGGAGCTGAGACACTTCCGACTTTGATATTGAGGCCGCTTGTAGCGAGCTTGTTAAATACGGCCACAATAAAGTTTTCAATGTCAACAAGATTGCCCTGATTATCAAAGAGCGGCACAATCATTGTTATCTTGAAATTGGCTTGTGGCGAAATCGAGTTGTACTGATTGTTTTGCGGATCCAACATCGGATCATCCCAGTTAATAATGACCGAGTTGGCGATAGGGCTGGCCGGTGGAAAGGAAAAAACCGACCAGACCCCATCGTTTGTTAGGGCTGTTGCCAAAGTTGAGCGAAGCGTTGTTATTGCGTACGTCATTAGCCGACCATGCTTCTAGGTGACATATATGGCGCAAGTAATCCACGAACGCGAGCCATCAACGTATTACCCATCCGGTATGGGCTAGGCGAAAAGTCTGGTGATACTCCACCGATAGAAGATTGCTGACGAGACTGCCATATATCTACGGCCAAATTCATTGCAGCTTCTCGCACGGCCGGGGTAGTGGCGTAGTTAGTCTCTTTTGTATCGACTCCTAGCGCTTTACCGTATGGCACGATTTGGTGATAATTATCATCGGCGTGAGTTAAGTTAAATTGAATCATCGAGTAACCACGTGGAAACTGAAAGTAGTTAAACGGAAAGTTAATGAAGTAGGGGAGTACCACTGATCCATTGGTGTATGGGTAAGTGCCGGTAATTGTCTTTGTGCCGTTGTAGGTTGTGCCGCAATTACTCAAGGTAATTGTCTGCCCAGTAACGTAGGAGATAGGCGCTGAGATAAGCACCATTCCAACATTGTTATAGATAGCGGCTCCGACTACTGGGTATGAGTCGAACCATAAAAATTGGTTAATTAAATCTTCTGCCGTTTGACAGACGTTCTCAACAATGGAGTCAGCGTAAAGAGAGCCGATGCCGAGATTGGCTTTTAGCTCTGCGGTAGTTACGTACGTTGCTGCCACTGTTTATCCTTTCTAAAGACTAGGTGAGGCTCAAAGGGCTGTATGAACCCCACCTAGTGACTTAGGTTTATTACGCTGTCTTGTACTTACGTACACCCTTAGCCTGTAATACGGCTGGAGCCATGTATCCGTAGATAGCAAGGTTGACTGACATTGAACCAACAACATTGACTGAAAACATCGCTGTTGGTGATTCAAATACTGTTACTGCTTCTGGAGCAATAACAAATGCTGAGTTATCTGCTCCAGCGGTAGCAACTGCGTTGACATCTACATAAGCATCTAAGCCAAGTAGGTTGCCCTTAATTGAAGATGCCTTGACATCACCAGCTGCGTTCCATGGCTGAGATGCGTTGTAAATTGGGCGACCTGTTGAATCTGTGTAACCCATTACAGCGCCCCATGTGCCTGTACCGAGAATTACATTCTTGGCGAAGTAGCTTGTACCTGCATAAGCCTTTGCAGACTCAGCTGACAAGAATGAGATAAGTCCGGCTGAAGTAGCAGCCGTTGCAGTCGCAGCTGTACCTGAAGCAATAAGGGCAGCGATTACAGCTGCATCTGTTGCCTTTAGATAAGCTCTTTCAAGCTGAATCATGAGCTGATCCATGAAGACGGGATCGCTTCGCTCAATAAGTTCTAACGAGATTGTTTGCTGTCCAGCGTACTTAGTTACTGTGTATGAAAGATATTCTGAAGTCATACCAGTATCGGATGGAGCAGCTGATTCTGCCGTAGATGCAACTGTTGGAGCTGTATCTGTTGGTGTAATCAATGATGGAATGTTAAGCGTTAATCCTGATGCTGGGAGTGCAGCACGGCTGCAAGCATCCACGGCCGCTCTTCCAAAGTTTGTATTGCTTACGAAAATGTTGGAAAGATACTGTGTTGGGTTGAATGCAGTATTGGTTGTCATTGCATCGGCAGCCGCACGAACATACAATGCTGAATCTTCGTCGCCTAACTTTGCTTTGATTGAGTGCAGTGCGTAACCACCCATAGTTTGAATAGGGGAGCGTGGTGATGTGAAATAAGGCGCAGCGGCCTTGACTGTTGGTCGAGCAGCGGCTTCAACTACTGGAGCGTCCTCTACTGTCTCAACAGGTGTATCTTCGATTGGAGCAGTCGTCACGACAGACTCACTTTCTGTTGTTGGGTTTGTTGGTTGTGCCGCTTCGCTTTCGCTAGCTGCGACCTTAGTTACGACTGCATCGCTAAACGCAGGTGATTCGACTAAGGAAACTTCTTTCATAATTGCTTCTTGAACATATAACGTGCCATCTTTTGACGGCTTTGATGCGACAACTTCTACACCGATTGAAAGTGAAGCGATAAGTCCTTCACTTGCACGGATTAGAAAATCTTGACCTGTTGTGGAGTTAGAAATCTTAAATGAACCAGTGATTGCGTTATCACTTGTTTGAAATGATTGTGCGCGACCAATTGGATTTGTTGGGTCATGCTGTGCAAGCAATTTAATTTTTGTTGTATCCGGAATAGTAATTGACCCGGATTCGAAAACAACTGGGCCAACGGATGTGTAGCCAACTTTGTTGAACGGTACAACAACGCCAGCAATAATGCGGCGCTCTACGTCGGCTGCTTCAATATCGCTACTAAATGTCAGTTTCATTATCGACCTCTCCTGATCCATC